ATTGTATTGCTACTACCGCTACCGTCTGATTGTCCTGAATTGTTATCTTTTGATGGTTTGTGGGAGAATAAATCCAATAATTGTTCAGTACCCATTGTTTCCAATTTACTATTGTTCCCACTGATTATTGTGTTTACTGTTTGGACTTTGAATTTTTGTAAGCTGAAAATAATTAAAATATTTAATAAATTACTTTATAAATTATATTTCAATTATAAGTTATTCTGATACTCTCATCCACTTCTTCCTCTGTCTGAGCATAGATCAGGTAGTGGATAACGGTGGAATCCTCTGGCTCCAACTCACCAGAATTGTATTCGTTGGTAAAGCCATACACAATGAATGGCTTTTTGAAGTTCATAAACTCTGGCTGTTGTTGGGCAGGGATCATTGGTACACGACCGTCGATCTTTGACCATCCTCTGTGCTTCTGTAGAAGTGCCCAAACGTAGTTGTTTACCGCGTACTCTATCATGTATTCATCACCGCTCTTGCTGCTCTCTTTCCATCTGCAAAGGCCACAGCAAATGTCTTTTTACTGATACCGCCCTGTCTGATGTTAACACGCTTTACGTCAGTGGCAAATCTGTCCTGAACATACTGTGCCGCTCTGATTCCTGTATCTGCTGCTGCAATCTTCCATGCTGCTGCAAACTGGCCTTGGTGTCTATTGCCCTGCAAACTGATGTTGGAACCACTCAGAAAGGCATATGGTCTGTCTCCACTGTAGCCACTACGGAATGGAACGAAAATCTTCTTGTTTTTTGGTCTGATCGAAGCACTTGCACCAGTTTCCATCATGGATGCCTTGTTGACAAAGACGAATCTCTTGGTCAGACTGACTGCCTTACCAGATCGTTTACCGGGTCTAAACACCTTGTCACTTGCGCTGACAGCCAATTCTCCACGCTGGATGCGGTCCTTGATTGAGGGACCTCCGCGACTTGAGGGAATAAAGGTGAATGACAGGGCTCTGCGTGAGCCTGAACCAGTCTGAAAGACATTGAACAATCTATCTGCTGGTGTGTACAGACCACTCTTTTTAAATTCGTAGACGTGTTCAAGAGGGGCACCGCCCATTGCCATTTGGTCAATCTGTCTCTGAATTTCCTTCTCAGCCCACAAAGCAACGTCCTGCGTCATATCGGCAACGTAATGCCCGGTTTCCATTTCTGCTGCAATACCGTCAACTGATCCTAGCGCCCATCCAGCCTGACCAGAATCAACGTCCCACTTAATCATCGTCTAGTTTCAAATCCGCTCTGGCAAGCAATGCTCTATTCTCAATCCATTGACCAAAGGCATCCTTGACAGGGGTAACACCCAATACGTTGAATATGGTTGCTGGATACTCACCATCAACCTTGTCAAGTTCTTCCTCACGCCAAATAACCTCACCTGTACGGGCTGTACGTACATTGGTAATTCGATCGCGCTTGGTAACAATGAATCTCTTTGGAAACCACATGTGGGCAAAGTCTACGTTGTTGTATTCCTTGTCAAAGCGTTCAGTTGTACCGGCCACACGAATACCACCATCAAGAATACCGTTAACGTCACACTGGACAGAGACGATCTTGGGTGGTTCATCATTGTCATTGACAAGTGGCACCCACTCACGCTCTAGCGCACCAGTTCTAGGATTCTGCTTAACTTGGTGTTCGCCTTCTTCGTCAGTTGTGATAACGTAGTCAAACTCACCAGCCTGCTTCAAAACATCAGCCAATAGAGTGAATCTTGTGGAGGTTAGGCACTTGACCATTAGATCACCTTCATGCGATTAACGACATAAGGTGCAAGCAATAGGTTTGCTCGGGCGTTACCAGTCTTGTAGTATGCTCCTGAGTTGAACTGTAGTCGCCAATCGGCTGCCTTCATGGATTCTAGGAATCTGTCTCGGTATAGTTGTTCGGCACATGCATAGTCGTTGACCAGCAGTTTCATTGCTTCCTTGACAGCACCGGGCACTTCCTCATAACCGAATATACCTGTGACGGTATACTCTACGTCATTCTTATAGCCTCTGCTGTACTTTGGAGGGGCAACAATCACATCATCATCTAGTGAGCCCCATGTATCCCAATCAGCAAATGCACCACGCTTCAAGAACCATCCCGATCCTGTGGTGATGAAGTTTCCAAGTCCAATGTCATTTTCAAGATCAAACTTGACAGCGCCATTCTCAGATACCGCCTCTAGTTTGATAAGTCGCTGTGGTAGGTCAAGAGCAATACCGTCCTCGCCCCTAAATGTCACTGTCTTATGAGCATATCCAAATTCTTGTCCACAGTACACGTTAATCATGTAACGTGCTGCGGCTTCTACCTGCCAAACCTCTGCCTCATCGAATCCTTCTTCCTCAGAAAGAATCTCACGCAACTCCCAATAATCTAGATAAGGAGTGGCTACGTGGAAGTAGATGTTGCGGGTATATTGTTCGTCGTCAACCTTGTAGCCAACGGCAAGTTTGTACTTACCTTCCTCGGTTACAACACTGTGGGGAACAGTGATCTTTACTGGTTGATTTTCTACGACAACAGGAACGAGGACAGCACCATTTACGGTACCGTCCTCGTTGTAAACCTGAGCAGAAAAATCAGAGGCGGCAGTTGGAAAGGACGCCTTGATTTCTTGAGTAAGTCCTTTGATTAGTTCCATATCGTTCTCAGTATATCATTTACTGATTCATGGAACCAAATCTTTAGGAGTAATACTCCTTGACTTCCTCAGGAGTTGCTCTGCGAATGTCGGGATGACCCTCATGGAAATGCTTGTCAGCAAATTCTTCACTAACAACCTTGAATGGAGCATTTGGAGTAAATCTCAAACGTCCAATGGTGTAGGAGCCAACATCACGAATATAGCGAACAACAACCTTACCTTCCTCTACTTGTTCATCGTGGGTTGGGTTTGGAAGATTCTTTACTGCATTTCTATCTTCATCAGCATCCTCTGTGGGTGCCGGGTCTGGCAGTTCGTCATTTGAGGGGCTATCGTCAGTTCTAGGAGCGACATAAACCTGTTCCTCAGTCTCGCTATCGTCCTCGTCACCATCCTTGAGGTTTGGATCAATGCCCATTCCTGAGGTAGTGATTGCGTTGGGACGTGCCTCACGCTCACGATCTGCTTCACGCTGCTTAGCAACTCGCTCATCATTCTTTCGAGCAATGGCGGCTTCAATTTCTGCGATTGTCCAAGACTTGTAGACCTGAATGCCTAAATCTTGGGCCTGCTTGGTTACATCTTCTTTTCTAGTCATATGGACAGTGTACCATAGTATGTACTTAAAGGGCACTTAGGTACAAAGTAATGTACACAAACTAAAGGGACTCCCCGAAGGGAGTCCCCAAAGTTGTGTTGCTCAGCCTATCACGGAGCGCTATCGACTAGTGTGTCGTCTGCTGGGCCAAGGTTTTCAACAACTACAGCCGCGTCAGCGTGCTGTACCTGTACTCCCTGACGAACATAGACAGTGTACTCGATGGTGTCCTTCTTTGGCTTGAACTCACGGTGGATTGTAACTTCACGCTTGATACCCCATAGGAGGTTCTGTGCGTTTGTCAACCACAGTTCAGTTTCACCAGTAGTGTCGTCCTCTGCGAACAAAGGAACTTCCTGAATCTGGAAACCAAATGCGTTACCTGTTAGGTAACCTGCGTTGCCCTCGGGACGTACAGCCATGTTAATGCCTGCTGCCGCTAGGGTTTCAGGGTTAACCATTCCTGCCTCTACTGCCTGTAGGGAGTAGATGTAGTCCTGAATTGCGCCTGCGCTAGTGAAGAACTTAAATCCAGCCTTGTTCTGTAGATACTTACGTGGAAGGGCACGAATCGCAGCATTTAGAACGCCACGGTCTAGTACACCACCAGCCGCATCAAGAACGTGACCGCCAGCCTTTAGCAACTTGGAATAGCCGTCGTACTGCTTTAGCAAGGGATCAGACGAAGTTGTATCTCCGTTGATTGCCAAGTCCTCCAAGTCGTTACCGAACTGAGTTGCCATTAGGCGTGCTAGGTGATCCTCAAGGTTCTCGCCCTCGATGTTGTCCTCTAGGGACTCTGTTGAAAGTTCCCAATCAAGACGCAACTTCTTGGTAGTAAGAGAAATCTTTGAGAAGATCGCACCAGCGTTCTCGCCTGTGTCAACGGCCTCGGTAGCACCGCGAACAATACGCTCACCGATAGCAACCTTGTCAATATCCTGCTCGTTAGAGCGCATACGGATTTGACGTACCTGCTTACCTAGAACAGTTGTATCCCAAATGTAATCTAGGAACTGGTTGGTCTGTTCGGTGTTAAGCAAACCACCATTGGCAGAGCCAATTTCGGTAGTACGGATAACCTTTTCTAGTAGTTCGTTACTCATATTTTTTTTCACATCCTTTGCTAAATATTTGGTCTTGCTGTTTGAAACTCATTTCAGCCATTCAATCCGTCGAGTGGAAGGAAAGTACCCTTAAAGACTGACTGGTTTTCCTGTGTTTCGTTTTCGTCAACGACTTCTTCTACGTCGTCGGACTTCTTGATAGCAGTTGAACCCGATAGTGTTTCTAGTTTCTTGGAAACTTCTGCACTCTCAGACTTTGCTGCTTCCAAACTCTTGCTGATTTCGTCATACTTCTTATCCAGTTCTTCCAAACGGGTTTCAGTAGACTTCTTGAAATCCTCAATGCTTGTTTCAACACTCTTAACCATATCGGCTGCCGCAGCACTTGATTCCTCAATTGCCTTGGTTACCGATGCGCTCAATTCGTTGAACATCTTTTCGAAGTTGGGAGTATCGGTGTTTACGTCGTCGCTGGTAATTGGTCCAGCAGGAACTTCACCATCTTCGGTTTCCTTCTCAGAACCGTCCTCATTTACATCAGGAGCAGTTACAACCTCAGTGGTTTCTTCCTTGTCTCCACCCTCAACTTCATCTGTCTTTGTAATTGTGTCTGTGTCTGTCATTTTTGTTACACCCCCCTCGCTTTTCTCTGAGGATAGGAATTTGTTTACGACCTTTCCGATTTCAGAATCAGAGTCGGCGGTATCTTCAAACCATCCAATGTTTTGCATATCCTCCGAGCAGGCACCGCACTTGGCGGCATCACCTGTCGAAGATGTTGCCAATTCGTCTGTTGGGCACCAAAATACATTTTGTACCTCAGTGTCAACAGCCATTCCCTTGACAAAAGTTACTCCTTGATCCTTCTCAACTGCAAAGATATTCGCAAACTGGTTGGCTGGATTATCTACCAGCGATAGTTCAACCAATTCGTAGTCCTTGATGATACGAATACTCTGGTCATTTGCCTTGTCAAAGTAAGGTTCTGCTTCTAAGATGTTTCCACCAATAGAAAATCCTGTAAGTGTTTCGTCAAGTACCTTCTCCCATGTTGGCTGTGCGCCCTTGGAAATGTAAGCCTTGACAAAGACTCCGCGATACTTTTCTCCACTTGCAGGATCAATAAATTCTTGTTCACCAAAGTCAACAACTTTACCGGCTGCAATGTTGCTGTGCATTTCTCGTAGGTTACGTCGAGACTTACCAAAGGCGTTTAGATTTGCCTCTGGAAGAATGCGGTCACCCTGCTTGTCCACATTGTCAAGAGTTGCAAAACCGTATACCAAACGGTTTTCCTTATCGACCTTATTAAAGGCCATACTCATTTCAATGCGATTGCCGTTAGCAGACCATTGGCTCTTGGTGAATGTCATATACCCTAGGATAAGGGATACCTAATCTTAATGCCAAATTTTATTCGATAAAGCGTTCGAACTATTCTTTAGTTGAGGTAGGAGATACCCTACCCTCGCCCTTTGGACCTCTACCATTTGCATCAGTTGTGGAGGTTGCTGCACTACGCTCTGAATCTCTTTGACGTGTGGCACCGGCCTGTGCTGCGGCCTCTGGCTTCAACTCAACTGGCTTGTCTCCACCCTTGTAGCCGGGAAGTCCCATACGGGCACGAATCTCATTTGGTACAACGATCTTGTTTCTAATATTGCGCTCATCAATCTTGCTCTGAGTATCCTCGTCAGTTAGTGACAATTCATTGAACTCTAGAACGAACACATCTGTTAGTGTAGAAACAACGCGATTAACCTTTTTGGCTGCCATGCGCTGTTGTGGTACACAGACCTGATCCTTAAATGTCTTTGCTGCATCCAAGGCAGTAGCCACAGACATACCCTCAGTCAAACCGATCTTGCTTGCAGGTACTCGGTGAGCAAATAGAATTTCCTGAATATTTGACTTCTTGTACTTCTCAAAGGACTGATCCTGAACGCCTGCCTCAACTGGCTTAATTTCAAGAGAAACCTTTTCCTCTGCTGTGTCCCCCGGTAGAGGAACATATAGTGATCTGTGGTTCTGGCCCTTCAATGCTGTATCGAAGAACTCAACAATGTTTGTCTCTGCCTGACTTGATAATGTGGCACCCTTCAAAACGATGACGTGTCTTGGTACTGCCTTGTTCTCAAAATAGTCTAGATTGAATCGTGCAGCAAACTCATTACCGGCCACTGGCTGTGATGCTGCCATGATATCTGGCTGACCATAAAATGAATTGGTTGCAGAATACTTCTTGAACATGATAATCTCGTTTGGATTTTCGTCAGAAGTAATTGGGTTGGGTGTGTCCTCACCAAAGTTTCGGAAATAAACCACCTTGTTTGAGGAAATTTGTACATAGCCGTCTCTCTTACGACGAACTCTCATGGTAGTTGAAGGAATGTGGCCTAGATAGCCAATTTCACCAGTTGCCTTGCGACCAATCTCCAAGTAACCCTGTCCTGTGGCCTCATAGTCAAACCATGCTTTAGAGATAACTTCGATAAAAGAATCATCATCATTCAACTTTTCTAGATACTCTAGGATTTCATCCTTGGCCTGCTGTAGTTGTTCACGGAATCGGGCAATCTTTTCCTCGCCCTTCATTCTGTTCAACTTACGCTTGGTCTTTGGTGATTCTACTAGTCTGGCACCAAGTCCGATGATGTTGGCTGTCTTAGCCTGAATTGCAGCATAGTGTGGTGCAGATACCGCTGGTAGTTTAGCAAGATACTCTAGATTGAATGGGGGTTCAACTACTCCTAGGTAGTTGTAGCCCGTAGTTTCATCGAGTTCAACTTGCTTGGTTGCAGTACCACCATCACCCTTATTGGTCTTTTCTAGATCAAGAGCCTTGTTGATTGCTCTGGTGGCCTTCTTTTGAATGGCAGGCTTGATTTCGGTCAATTCTTTGATTGACTTCTTGAATGGGTCAGTGGATTTTGTATCGGCCTTTGAAGGACCACTACTCATTCGTACATTGCCGATCTGTGTACCGGGCTTATCTTCGTCCTCTGCACCCTTTACCTTGCGTTCAGCCACTCTTGTTAATCTCCTTGTAGTATGCGTCAATGGCTGATCCAATCTCGTATGGGTCTGGAATCAGGCCAGCCTCTAGTCTGGCTTGCTGAACTGCATACTCATCAGAAGATACCGAGCGTACGCCGGGGATAAACTCGACGGTGACCATCTCATATCCCAATGCTCGGGCCAACTTAATGACTTCCCAAGCGCGCTCACGGTCACCTTCGCGTGATTCAATGAGTAGAGTCTCTCCATCGTCATTTGTAATTGGGATTCCTGCTGATAATCCGACATAGACGCCTAAGTCTGTTTCCTTAACAATTCTGGTTGCCATATAGACATTCTAGCATGTGGCTTTTCCTATACCAAAATTTGTCCAAGAAGTGTTCCAGAATCAGACTCCTGCCTTTGAAATTGACCAATCATTGGCATAAATTGACGCATCAGGGTCCGTAATGACTCCCATGCTGTCCACAGAGGTACTCTTAATGGTTGGATAGCCCGTAAAGGATTTGAAGATGTTTGCCACCTGTGCGGCAGTTAAAGTTTCTTCCCACAAGGTAATATGGGCAATTTTCAATTGATTTCCAACAATAGTGATGGGGTTAGTATAGCCTGCGGTATTGGTGTAGACGAGATAGAACCATCTATCAAATTTGGTTGCTGGTGTTACCGCAACACCATTCTCATAAACAACTGTTGCTGTAAATCCAATGCTTGTAAAGGCACCACCCGTTGGAACATAATACCAAAATCCAAGACTCTTGACTGGCAATGCACCTTCCTCAGAGTTGGGACCAATGCTTAGTGTGCTACCACTGCCAACCAATTCAATTCCTGAGCGCTCATCCAACAAATTCATTTCCTTGTCTGGATAAACAAGACTGTTGGCTGGTCTGGTGACAGGGATCATTGGAGGGGAAAATACCGTTCTATCTCTAAATCCAGTAGCATGAATCCAAGATACCTCACCATATGAACCCGCCGTGAATGTTACTCTAATTGACAAGATTTTGTTGACCAAGTATGATCCTTCGAAAATTGCAGGAACCCTTTTGCCGTTTGGAACAACAGCCCAAGTAACTCCATCAATACTTGCCTCTACTGTAAAGACTCCTTGACCCTCATATTCTAATTGAACTCCATCAACCCCGTCCGAGCCCTCCAATTCAAATGTGTCAGTCCAATAGGATGATAAATAAACACCGGCATCGTCTACTGCACTAGACAATTTGGTTCCAGTGGTGGCGGTACTAAATCCAAGATTCCAATTATCTTCATTCCAAAACTTCTGGCTCAGAATATTGGCAGTTCTGGTACTGAGGTCGATGTGTCTGCCTGCATACAATTGTCTGGCTATACTGGTGCCAGAACATCTGTTACCGGCCTGCCAATGTCTTTTAATGGCCTGAATGGGCAATGCAAAGTTGTAAGTGGCAATGGCTTGGAGTGTTATCAAGGTGTTGTGGGTCAGTACGTTTGAGGCTTCTGTCAGGGCAAATGGTGCTGCCTTCTCAGCATCAGAGAACTCGTACTTGGCTCTGACTTCACCATCCACATAAAGTTCGATAGATGATCCGGTATAAACTCCCACAACATGATGCTTGGTCAGGAATGGTGGTTTCCAAGACACGCTCACCAATCCAGTTGACAATCTCACTGAAAACTGAATAGCGCCATTGACCAGATTGATTCCATCGGTGTTGGTTCCACCATGTGCCATGATCTTTGCATTGGTTGCCTTGCTGTAATACCAGACCTCCACAGAAAATGGAATATCTTCTTGGCCTGCCTGAGCATAGGCAAAGGGGACGGTAATTGTACTTCCGCCCGAATCACTTCTGAATGATTGTGTGGGTCCATCAACCAATGGTATGCCTCTAACAAAGGCTCCGGTATTTGTTGCATTGGCACCACGGCCAGTAGCATCAACAAAATCACCGTCAAGTCTCCACAGTCCTATAGGAGTGTCTTTGATAACAGTATCGTAATAAGTCATATGTCTAAGCATAGCACAGGGACCGCTCGAAAGCGGTCCCTGCTGTAACTATCAACCACCCCTTCTTTCAAGGTAGCGACCGGAATAACGTCTTACGACGCCCGAGTCTCAGACCCGTAGATAAACCCATTATATCATGCTACCGTTTTCTTTGCTTCCGCGACACCCACACTAATTGTGCTGATGATTTTCTTGACACCATCAACACCCACACTTCTAGTTGTAATGTTCTTGAATACACCATCAACATCAACTCTTGGAGGTTGCTGAGTTTGAACCGTATATGTAAATGCTGTTCTACCATCTGCACCACCACCACCGGGCGAGGCAGTTGAGGCACCGCCAGATGAACCTCCACCACCGGGAGCAGAACCAGAATTACCAGCAATACCACCCGCTGTTGCAGTTCCACCAGCGCCACCAACAAGTTCTCCAATTGATGCAGCAGCACCGCCAGCACCAGAAGTTCCAATACCTCCGGTTTCACCGGGCGACCCGGCAGCAGTTGAATCACCCAATGAGGCTGGTTTGATTGCCATTAACATGCCCCACATGTTTGATGCTGAACCAAATGTCATTGTTTTGTTTCCAGACGCACCGGCTGCTGCTTGTGCTGCGGAAGCAGCGTGCATATATGCGGCAGCAGTTGAATGTGCAGTCATGGTTGATGATGCAAGAATTTGATTGTTTAGTTTTCCAACAGACTGCAATAGAAGGGTGTTGGGCGATGTGGTTGTGACAGCAAGAGTAATGGAAGTTGCTGCAACGTTTGTTGTGTTAAATACATCGAACGGATCACCCTCTTGCAAGGCACCATTGATTTGATGACTTATCCATGTATAGTAGGCCGCAGAACCACCGATAGGAAATGTCACTGTAAGCGCACCGGAGCCCTCTGTAATAACTGTTCCATCAACTCTAGCATAAGCAATGGCATGTGCTGTTCCGTGAGCATACTTCAAAGTCCAATTTGTACCGGGCATGACGGGTGTACCATTTGCCAAAAAAGTAACTACGATTAGGTTTCCTTTAACACGGTTGCCGGGTAAAGTTACAACAGCGCTCGTAGCACCAGCCAAGTATGTAGATGCCGTCACAAAGTTTACAAGGGTTGGAGCGGGCATTCCTGCAATTGAACCACCAGCACCAACAGAACCATTGCCAATTCCCGGCCCACCGCCTCTGGCACGCAAATTATGTCTGATAAGATAACTGTCTCCACCAGCAAGTGCTGTACCACCAGAGGGTGCGCCGGTGCCCGAGGCACCATTTACCCCCTCAATAACTTGACCGGGAGTAAGGTTGCCCAATAATCTTCGTCCTGCGCCACCACCACCGCCACCAGAACCCTTAATGGTGACACGACCTCTATCTCCACCGCCGCCGCCCCCAATCTGGTCACAATAGACTTCATATACGCCCTCGGGAACCGTCCATTGAAATGGACCCGGTGCTGTAATTAGATCAGTTGTCATGGAGTGTACTCAACAATTAAAATGCCACTTGGTTGATTGGCAGCAAGCGTTGCAAGGTTTGGATGATTATTTGGAACCTTACACTCACCAAAGGAAACAACTGTGAACGTTCCTATTGTGGTGGTAGTAGTAAGAATTACCCACTGTTTCCAACCATACAATTTCAAATTGCTTAAACCATCAATAGTTCCAACAATAGTGGCAACATTGGTTCCTGTGCCCTGTCTAACAAACTTGTATTGCAGGCCGGGAACCTTTGTTTGTGGTGGAGTAATTGAGCGTGCTGAGGCAGTCACATCAATTAGAGAAACTTGTGGACTATCCAAGGTCAAAGTTGTATCGGCACTTAGAGTGACTGTTCTAGATTGATATGGCTTGGCAACAATATCTTGATAATGAACCATTACAATTCACCATCCTCTAGGATAGGAATATTTAATAGTTCTTCTGGTGCAGGAGATTCGGGAAGGTCAAAGTCGAACCAACCATGATTACCATGATTGTTGTCAACATGATTTGGTCCATAATGGTTGGGATCAAGGGTACAAGAAAATGAGCCGTCCTTTGCTCCACAATATGTCATATTAATTGATTCACCTTACTTCCATCGTCTCTTGCAATGATTCGTAGTTTTTGTGCCATTCGATTACGGAGATATGCTGCGCCACTCGTATTATAATGAACGCCGTCGGCCCCAACATAAAGGTTTGCATTCTCAGCATCGGCATTTGGTGCAGTAATTTTTCCAAGACCTTTTAACCAAGGATCGGTTGTGGCAACATCTACATAGTACACCCCAACACTTGTCAATGCTGCCTGAACCGCTGTTCGAATGGCAATGTAATTGGAGGTAAAGTTGAATCCACCACTAATCATGGTAAATCCTTCATTCATTACCAATTTGGCATTTGGAAGTAGTGCCCGTGCCTCTGTGAAGAACAGGATTGCTTGGTCAATAATTTGCTGGTCAGTAAATCCTGCATAAAGATCATTTGCGCCGCCACCATGTGCTATCAATAAGTCTGGTTGAAAACTGGCAATACTGATATATCCTTCATCGCCCTGTAATCTGTCTAGATAATTTGGATAAGTTTCTGAGGCACCGCGCTTTAGATATCCTGAACCGCCATAACCGTCACACAAAAATTCTTCAATTCCTAAAAGTGGTGCCAAACCTTGATAGAAACCAAGCATAGGCACTGGTATTAGAGCAGTACCCGCATCATTGTAAACACTTGGTGCTACGTGAGAGTCTCCAATGACAGCCATTTTGTATCCTCCGAATTTGGCTGGTTTCCACATAGTGTAAGGCTTGCGGCAATAAATGTTGGTGATCGGAATATTGGTATAAATTTCAATCAATCTGTTTTTGGGACCACCATTAAAGTTGGCAATAATAAATTGGAATTTTGTGGTGGAAATGGTGTAGGGCTGCATTTGAACTGGTCTTCCATCAACATATAGCATAAATCCGTTCCCCGCAGTCATATAGCCGTACCAACAAATTGAGTCTGCGTCCGTCATGGTTCTAAGGTATCGGGGTCCACTATATGTTGGTGCGCCCTGAAACTGGCTCTGTCCAGAGATTATTTCCAGACTATTTCCAGCATCTACCGGCCAAGTTGCGGGTTCTGCTCCGGTTCCACGAGCATAGATGCGATTGTACGAATTGTCTGCGGCAGCATCGACAATGACGGTAACCGATTCATCAGTGACAGTTAATCGGTTCTCATCAACATCAAAACTGTTTGTTGCACGGCGAGCAATGCTTGTACGAGATTTGACGGCATTGAACTCATTACGAACCCTTTGGACAACGCTCGTAAGTCCTGCTTGCTGGGTCATAGCAATCCGTTCTCAAAATCTGTTACATAGTTGTGTTCTGGATCGCCAATTGCGGCTGCTGAGATTGCACCGATGTTGTCACGAGCCTGAGTCTGTTGCGTACCAGTTAAAGATTGTGCTGCATCGAAACGAACACGGTTACCAACGGCAGTTGTTAGGGCTGCAAGTGCATCATCATCTGCTGCATCAGAAGCATCAATTATAGCCTTTATTTCCTGCAATGTGTCCCATGCTGCATCTGCACCACCAAGAATTTCGGCCTTGGTTGCTGCGGCTGAATCAGTGATTTCAGTATTGATCTTGTCTGACGACCATGTACTTGTTGTTGCAGTTACACCGTCATCAATTCCTGCTGCACCGGCTTCCAATGCTGCAATATCTGCATCCAATTCATTGATTGCTGCTACTAGAGTTGTTTTGATTGTGGTTGTAAGGGTACTTTTGTCACCAGTTACAGCCAATACACGAGCATCAGCATCAGCATCATCATATGCTGCTGCTACCACAGCATCGATTTCACTACGAACAGAATTGAATTCGTTGCGAATTCGGCCAACTACATTTACTAATTGGGTTTCTTGTGTCATTGTCTATTCCTTTCTAGAGAAGTCCATTCTCAAATTCTACTACTAGGTCTGGAAGATCATCTAGGTTTGCGACAGCCGCTTCAAGCGAATTTATCTCATCAACTAAATTATCTACATCTTGCTGGGCATGAGTGTGGGCCGATGGTGGAAATGTTGCGGGCTTGCCAGTTACCTCGACCCATGAAACTGTGCCGGGTGGTCCCTCAGCATCAGAATTCACAAATGGAATGTCGATGGGGTCCATTATCTCTAGGTGTTCTAAATCAACTGTCATCTTGTTGCATCCTTCTTAAGTCTAATTCTTCCTTCAACTGCTCTGATAACTACTGGCGGTGTATCTTCATTGAAAATTTCAATATCATAGATGCCAGACTTCCACGTTGCATTGTCTAAGGCTGTGGCAGGTATATATAACACAACATAGGAGTTGTCAATATCAATATAGATACCGGGCAGACCACCATAACTGCTAATAGAGGGAAGATTCAAATAGATTTGGTCTGTCACTGGATCACGTACCTGTGAACGTCCAGAAAAACCTGCTAGATTCGCAGGTACTCCATCGGCAGTTCTTACAGGCCAAGCCATTTTTACCGTAGCCCCTCTTGGCAAGACAATATCGTCACGCTTCATACTCATATGCGTAATTGTACCAGCGCAAGGTTCTCGTTACAAAATTAGACCTCTAGGTATGCCCAAGCGCAGTTGTGATCTGCTACGAAAGGCTTTACATAGCGTCCATTGTTGATCTTTGCATGAACACCGGCCTTGAGAATCTTTCGACTCTTGTGCCAATATAGGTTGTCATAGACCTGTGTGGCTCTGGATACCTTGGTTTCCAGACCATTCAAAGTATCTTTCAATTTGCCAAACTTAGAGGATGCCTTGTTATAGCCATTTCTAGACATTGCCTTTGAAACAGCATCACGATCACGGCTGTTGTTGTTGAAGTCTCCGACAAATACAATTGGGTCCTTGTCTGCCAACTTCCATGCACCCTCAACAATATCCTTCATTTGACGAACACGATGGTTTTTGAAACCCTTACCATAACGTAGGTGACAGGATACAACCCATAGTGGTCTACCAGTTTCTCTGTGTTCCAGTTTCACATAGGTATGCTTGTTGTGAGTTGATCCGTAGGACTTGATTGAACCCTCCTTGCGGAGTGTGTACACGGCGGTATTCCAATGAACACCCATAGTGATATCACCATTGTCACCATGTAGAATACCAGCCCACTTCTTTCCGGTGGCCTTGCTCAAAGCATTTGAGAGTACGTCTCTATCAACGTATCTACCGGCCTCTTGTGTGCCAATGATATCCAGTCCTAGGTTCTTGACCTCAATGGCGAATAGTTCCATTCTGGTTGCATAGGATGATCCACGATGCCAAGGTGCATGACCCATTGGGCGTGTCTCTAGTCTCCAACGTTGAATGTTCTGAGTACCGGCCTTTACTACAAACTTTTCTTTGCTTGGTGGCTTGGGTGGTGCAGGAGTTGGAGGTACTGGAACAGGTACGGGTACGGGTGTTGGCTCAGGAGGCTCCGGTTCTATTTCTGGTTCGGGAACAGGAGTATCTGGAACGTCCCAAGGCAACAACCCATCAGCAGAGTACCAGTATCCTAGATATGAAATGTAGTATACGGTATCTTCGTGAATGGCCTTTTGGGTGGTGAATAGGTGGTAGCCCTTTGGTCTAACTGAGGCCACTGTACCACCGGGGCCAATTGTACCCTCCTTGTTGTCAGCGACAACTCTCCACTCAGCAGAATGAGCCTCAATTGGCACATCTTCTGGAAGCAAGTCCTCAACTGGCTTTACGTCAGGTAGCAAATCTTCAACTGGCACTGGCTTTGGTGGAACTACCTTTGGTTCTTCTGGCTCTGGTTCTGGCTCAGGAGTTGGCTCAACCAAAATTGGCTGTTCACCAGTCTGCTTCAAATAGTAACTGTGATACCAAAGATCATTATGTGCTTGAATCCACTTATCTCCCGCAACAACCTGTGAATGAGTACCGCGAAGTTCTGTGCCCTTTGGTGCTGGGCTACCAACCTTTTCGTTGCCAAGGCCGGGGTTTCTCAATCCCCAAAGTGAGGGATTGGCAGTAACTTCGTAGATACCCGTATCAATCTTGACTGGTTCAGGTGTTACGGGTTCGTCTTTTTTTGGTGGATTTTCATTTGAGTACTTGTTGTCAACCTTCTTCAAGTCAGACTGACGGTAGAATACACCATTCTCTGTGGCTACTCCAACTGGTGCCTTTGTTGTGCGGCCAACAGTCTTGATGATGTAACCCGGCTTTCTAAGCGTATTAGGAGCCTTGTCTGACCACATCTTTTCATAGCCCTGAGTCTCCTTGACAACCTGATAGGTCTGTCCATCAATTACCCAATCATTGATCCAGTGATTGAAGTCGTCAATTGGGTAGAATGTAGGAGTCTCATTGAATAGGTAGCGTCTGTTGCCAACTTCGACAACACCAATGGATTCGAAAATCCATCCTGCTTCTCTGTTGACCTTCCAGTCACTACCGGGTTCTGCGTAGCCCTTGGTATTCTTGTTTGCTCTCCAAGTTGCCACGTCCTTACGGATAAACTTGATTTCTCTAGAGTTTGGTAGGAAGCCAGTTGCTCTACCACCATTGGCAAGTCCATTGCCATAACGTGCATACCAAACATTGTTTTGGTTTTGTGCTGCTGCCGAAACTGTACTTGACTTCAACATGGTGAAGTGAACGTGTTCGCTCCACAGGTTTCTAATGGCTGGTCTGTAGTGGATATTGAATCCGATCAAACGACCATATTTTACTCTGTTGGACTGATTGTATCTGGTAAGGTCACCAGCGTCACCGCCTGCGTGTGTACCTGCGGAAGCACCAACACTAGTAGAACATGACCCCTGAACCATGCTCATATCTGAACGTTCGCCATGACCATTCTGTAAAATTTGGTTCAGGCACCACAGGGCGTCTCTACATCTAGGTGTAGTTCTACGACCGTGGTAATAGGCAGAACATACGCTGGCTGATCTTAGTCCCTCGGGGAGTTGCTCAGTTGCTTTTGGGGCCGGTAGTTCAGCCCTAACGATTTCCTCATCGTCTGCAATTGCGTTTTCTGCTAGTAGACGTTCAAATTCCTCTGCGGTATCTTCATCGTCAAGTCGTGCAAGTTTGCGGTTCTTGGCTACTTCCTCAATTACCGCTTGCGGATCATTAATCCACTCATCTTCGTCAACCGGGGTTAATACCCCAAAAATTAGTTCTTCTCTTAGTTTACCCATACATTTATGGTAACGTGAGAAGTGTCTTAACGCATCCTCAAATGGAAACTAATTCGCAGTTACCTGCAACGCAGGCAAGCGTCTGACTACCAGTGGTTGTGTCTTGAGTTTCGTAATAGGGTAGATATTCCCATTCAATGTGAGGTACCTGCTTTTCGAATTCCTCAATGCTGTCGTAAATAACTCCATCAACCTCGGCAGGTAGATCAGTATATGGTGCCTGCTTGTATGTGTGATCGTCATATGGAAGGAAAGATAGTCCTCCAACCCATTCCCAATTGTCATACAGCCAGTTGGCAACCTTGATCCATTCATCTTCCTTGACTGAAACGGTCACAGAGGGATTATGCTCGGTCCAATGTTGCTTGTAGACCTTCCACATCTCTAGATGCTCCAAGGCCGTCAGATCGTCTCTGGTGACCGCTGAGTCTGGTGCCTGCTGAGGGAAGAAGAATACCGTTGTGTCATTTGGTGCCATAACATCTGGTTCATGTGGCACACCACTGGACTTCAAGAATTCTGTCAATGGGTCTTTGTTGTCTCCACGAACAGTTCTGATATATTCCTTTGCGTGCCAAGGATGCATACCTGAGGCGGTACCAGTCAATTGAGAAACAGTACCACTAGGCTTAACCGTTGTAATAGCAACGGAAGCATTGATACCGGCCTTGAATGCAGTCTTTCGATTGGTTTCAACTGCATGTTCACGCATATCATCAAGCCAAGAGGCCAGTTTGCTCATACCAGACTGGCCGCTCAGAACTTCATGGCCGAACTGTCCTGTAAGGGAAACTCCCAAAAGGCGTTCTTCCTCGGCATTGTCCTTCCAAATCTTTCGAATGTACTTAAAATTAGTCAAACTGGACTGTACTGTTCCAAGTACGGTGGCAATCTCAACCTTGCGCTTTAGATCAGCGAGCGAATCCTCGCTCTGAACAATGACCTCTGTGAGATTACATAGACCCTTTGAGCGTAGGAGAATCTCTCCGCAAGGGTTAGTTCCGGCAACCTGCGACCAATCTCGTCTGCTATCTTCGCTATACGAGAAGCCCTTATTGAAGATTCCTCGCTCTCCCGACTTTGAATCATATAGGTGTCCCCATTCCTGTAGGAATTGTCCGATACCGGGCTTTGTGTTGTAAACGGCCGAGTTGTTGGCTAGTCTAAGGTGAGGCTTGCCCTCCCACCATGCACCAGACTTGGCCTTAGCCATATCATAGTCTCCAAGATCAGATAGTGAAATCAGGGCTGCTCTACGAACACCGCCAACAACAACTACCTCTCCCACCTTGCAGACAAGTTCATGTGCTTCAAGAGTTGTAAGTTTTCTACCGGCTGCTGCCTCAAAGGTTCCAATGGTAAATGAAAATAGGTCAACCAATGGTTGTGGTCCTGAGGCTCTACCGCCAAACACCTTGAGTTTAGAACCCGCAGGACGAACCGCAGATACATCAATCTTGGGAATTAATCCATTGTACAGGTGTTCGATTAATTTGCGGTATGCCTTAGCCCAACCCTGTTTGGTATCTTCTACCTTGATAACGATGTTGGTTTTGTAGTGGTGGTTGGCGACGGTGGGCAATTGAGCAACATACTGAGATTCCACTGAGAAGCCCAACCCCACGCCATTCATCAGAATGTAGAGAGCCTCATCAAAGGCACGAGGATCATCAATGGCTATGAACGAGCAATTGAACTGTGCCAAGTTCTCTCGTTCTAGGGCTGGGCCTGCTGTCATAAGCGCTCTCATTGAGGGCATGACTTCTAGGTTGAGGATTGCCGAATGAGCATCCTTCCAAAATGTTTTTGTCAGAGAGTTACCGGCATCCGTATGACGCATGAAATCGACATAGCGATCTACGGTTTCTTTCCAAGTTTCACGTCTATTTTCTTCTTCTAGCCAACGTGAGTAGCGAGATTTTGAGATAAAGGACTGATATTGGTTGTCAATCTCATCCTTGACGATGAGTGTCAAACCAACTTCCTCAGTTCTTGAAGATTTAGTCCTGCAAATGAAAAATCGTCCTGTGTGACAATAACAGGAACGGAATTGAAACCAATCTTGGACAACTCATCAAATGCTGCGGGGTCGTGCTGAACGTTCTTTTCTGTAAACTCTACACCGTGATCGGTGAGAAACTTTTTGGTGCCTGCACATGGGGCACAATTGTCTTTCGTGTAAATGGTTACCATAGGTAATTTTCCTTCTTGTAAGATTTGAATGTCCTATCAGTGTACCATCTGTGAACCCTAAAGCCAAGTCTTTCGAACAGGCATTCTAGAACAATTTTGCAATTCTTTTTGGCATGAAAAAACGGACCACATGACTAGTCGGAATATGGTCCGTTCTTCCTATAAGCGCTGGTCAGATCATGCAGAGGCTTCGGCTACCGCGCCAGTAGGCTTTGAAGTTGCCTTCTGCTCAGTCTCGCCACGACCTTCAACAAGTTCATCTTCAACTGCTCGTACTTCTACAGTGATTGTCTTGCCAACGTGTTCTTCATCAGGAGTGAATGTTGCGCCAGTTTCACCCTCAATGACTTCACCATCAGCCAGCCAACGACGTGATAGAGTAGGTGAGCCTGCCCAAGTACCATCGTTGGCAGAAAGTGATTCTCCAACCTCAGGTGTTCCAGTGATTACTGGCAACACGGAAACGCTTGGAGCGTCACTCCACGCTGGGTCTAGGTTGTCCTCGCGGTCAGCAAAGTCGCGGTTCTTGCGCTCAGTAGAACGCAGGTCGTATCCACGAGTCTTGCGATCATCACGAATATGCAACCATTCACGATCAAAGCGTGACTCAGTTGTCTCTAGTTCTGTCATAAGTTTGTATCCTCCTTCAAAATAATTCGAATTATTTAACCAGTGTACGCCAAGCGCTGCTCTA